AGGGCATTGACGCAACATTCAAAATTGCTGAAACAACAGCTGGCAATGACGCATTGGTCGAAGCGCAGGAAGGTCTGCGCGACGGATTCAGCGTTGAAGTTTCATTTGACGAATACGAGACGTTGAAAGACGGCACAGTTCGCATTCTCATGGGTGAATTGACAGGCGTCGCACTAACTAGCGAACCAGCAATCCGATCAGCGCGCGTCGAAACCGTTGCAGCAACAGAGGAAGAAGAAAACACCGAAGTTTCCGATTCAACAATTGAAACGGAAGAAACACCAACAAACGAAGGAGACGAAGTGGACAACACCGTCACACAAGCGGAAGCCGTTGAGACGGTAGAAGCCGCACAGTCAGTAACCGCAACCGCGCAAAAAGTAGGCGGCTGGAAGGCAACACCGCGTATCGAAATCACCGCTTCAAAGTACCTAGAGAATAAGGTTCTTGCTGCGACTGGTGACGAGGCAGCACGTCAGTACGTTTTGGCAGCAGATAACACAACAGACAACGCAGGACTTGTTCCTACACGTCAGTTGACTGAAGTCATCAACGGACTTTCAACAACAATTCGTCCGTCAATTGACGCAATTTCTCGCGGCACATTGCCTGACGCTGGAATGACATTTGAAATTCCAAAGATTACTGCTGCACCAACAGTTGCAGTCGTTGCCGAAGACGCAGAATTTTCAAACACAGATCAAAACAGCGCGTTCTTATCAGTGGACGTCAAGAAGTTCGCAGGTCAGCAAAAATTTAGCGTTGAGTTGTTGACACGCACTAGCCCATTGTTCTATGACGAGTTATTGCGAAACATGGTTGCTGCCATGGCTAAGGCACAGGATAAGTACGTCAATGACGCGCTTGTTGCTGGTGCAACTGCTGACGCAACTGGAATTACAACATACCCAACCGCAGCTGAGTTGCTTGGCGTTGTCGCACGTGGTTCAGCAAGCGTTTACGCTGCAACTGCTGGTCTTGCAAATCCATTTGCACGCAACATCTTGGTCAACACTAGCCAGTGGTCAAACTTAATGTCACTCAACGTGGACGGGCGTCCAATTTACAACGAAGTGACAAACCCAATGAATCAGCCAGGATCAGCGACACCAACTTCACTTCGTGGACGTGTTGCAGGTCTTGATCTTTACGTCACTGCAAACACTGCTGCGACAACAGACATTGACGATTCAATCATGATCATCAACCCTGACGCATACACATGGTACGAGGGAACTTCATACCAGTTGCGTGCAGAATCAACCGCTGACGGTTCAATCACAGTTGGCGTTTATTCATTCGGTGCTTGCGCGACAAAGATCGCTGCTGGTGCATTTGGCGTGAATAAGTCGTAATAGACAAAAACTAATCATGCGGCGGGTTCTCCCGATCTCGCCGCAGCCGATCGAAAGGAAACGGACATGCCAGCCATTGTCACTGCGAGTCAATTGCGGACGGTGCTTGGCGTGTCCGTTTCACTTTATTCAGACGCCTATCTTGACGAAATCATCAACACCGCCGAAGCCGTGATTTTGCCCATGCTGGTGGCAAACACTTCAGCAATTCAGTCATACAAACTTGAATCCAATGTTGCTTATTTCTACACCGAAAGAAATCATCATTTTGTGGCAGGTCAATCAGTCATTGTGACTGGTCTGCCAGCACCATTCACCGCGACACATACCGTCGTGACTGCAACGCCTTATTCGTTCACCGCTGCATTGACTTCATCAAATGTCACATTGCGCGAGATCATTCCAATGGGCACTGCAACACTTCAGGGCTATTCAGCAGCTGATTTATACGCAACCAGCGCACCAATCGAATCTGCAATTTTGGCAGTAAGCGTTGAAGTCTTTCAGTCACGCGTTGCCGCTGGTGGACAGATCGAAGGCGTGGACTTCACTTCGACGCCGTACCGCATGCGGCGCAGCCTGACCAATCGTGTTTCAACATTGCTTATGCCTTACCTGGACGTTGAGACGGTCGTTCAATAAGTGACTGCCAATGCCGTTTCCGACACCCGCGCAGCCTTAGCAAACGCCTTCAGCGCGTTATCTGCCAACGTTTATGCAAGCGTTCCCGAAGCACCAATTCCGCCCGCTATTGTGGTCGTGCCTGATTCGCCTTACATGGAAGTTGTTCTTATTGGTAAGGCGTCAACAAAGGTCAAAATTAATTTTGCAATCACCGCCGTTGTTGCTTCGAATAGCAACGCAGGTTCACTTGATAACCTGGAAAAACTAATCATGGGAATTCTTGCGGCAATGCCCGCAGGATACGTTGTGGGTCAGATCGAAAAGCCAACCGTTCTTGAAGTGGGTCAGTCGCCCATGTTGGTTGCTGACATCAACGTTTCAACGTACTACACGCAGACAACCTAAGGAGATAACGTGGCAACAACGATCATCACGGGTCGCGATTTAACACTGACGATCGCGACCGTTAACTATGACGCACAGGCGACCAGTGCGACACTTGCAAACTCACCAACAGTTGAGACATACCAAACACTTGACGGCAAGGCTTACAAGCACATTGACGATCAGTGGACATTTGACGTTTCAATGCTGGCAGACTGGGGCGCGTCAGGTTCATTGTGCGAAGCATTGTGGACTGCCTGCGAATCAGCACCGAACACAACATTGGCGGTTTCATTGACTGCGGTTTCGGGTGCAGTTTTTGCATTCAACGTAATGCCAGTATTCCCAGCAGTCGGCGGGTCAGCACCTGACGCGCAGACCGTTGACCTATCATTTGTCGTAGTGGGAACACCTACTGAGACATTCAGCTAAAAACAACTAATCGGGAGACAAAATGAAGTTACCAATAACAATTGAATACAACGACGGGGCGCAGATAACTTACACGGCTGCGCCACCTGAGTGGGTTAAGTGGGAGAAGGCAACGGGCAACACAATTTCACAGGCACAGGAAAAAATCGGAATTTCCGACTTGGTATTTCTTGCCTATCACGCCATGAAGCGCGAAGCGGCTGGGAAGCCAGTCAAGCCAATCGAAGCATGGACGGAGACAATCTCCGAAGTGATCGTTGGTGAAGCAAACCCAAAAGCCACCCAGTCGGAAGCCTAAACCGAATCGTGTGGGAAATAGCCCTGGCAACGGGGCTATCTCCCGCCGAATTTGAAAGTGCCGAAGACATTTTGACGGTCATTGAGATTTTGGAAAGGAAAGCAAATGGCGACTGACGCAATCAGTTACGACAAGAATGAATTGCGCGCCATTGTCCGATCATTCAAAGCAATGGACGACGAAGCAACCGACCAAGCCAAGAAAGTCACCAGCGAATTGGCAACATGGGTTCAAGGTCAAATCAAATCAGCGGCATCAAGCAAGACTCGCAACCTGGTGGACAACCGCGTCGCGGACGGTTCAAAGGTTTCGAAATCATCAAAAATTGGTGAAATTTCATTTGGTTACGCTGGGCAGAAATTAAGCGGTGGCGCGTCAACTCAACAGGTTTGGGGCGGCGTCGAATTTGGTTCAAATAAATACAAGCAATTTCCAGTGTGGTCAGGTCGTGAAGGGCGCGGTTCACGCGGTTGGTTTATTTATCCAACACTTCGAAGCATTCAGCCTGACATTGTAAAGAAATGGGAAGAAGCGTTTTCAACGATCGTTAGGAAGTACGACTAATGGCTGGTTCACGTACCCTTAAACTTTCGATTCTTGGCGACGTTGACAATCTCAACAAATCGCTGAAAACCGCCACAAAAGACGTCGAAACCTTCGGCGACAAAATGGGCAAGGTTGGCAAAATGGTTGGCGCGGCGTTTGTTGCCGCTGCCGCTGCTGCTGGTGCGTACGCAATCAAAATCGGCATTGAAGGCGTCAAGGCTGCGATCGAAGACGAAAAAGCACAAACACAATTGGCGTTGGCGTTGGAAAACGCGACGGGCGCAACACAGGCACAAATCAAGGCAACGGAACAATCGATTCTTCAAATGTCATTGGCAACTGGTGTTGCTGACGACGAACTTCGCCCTGCACTTGGTCGCTTGGTTAGATCGACGGGCGACATCACAAAGGCGCAAGACTTACTTTCAACCGCCCTGGACATTTCAACCGCAACAGGCAAGCCGCTTGAAACAGTTGCGAACGCATTGGGTAAGGCGTACGACGGCAACACTGCTGCGCTTGGCAAATTAGGCATTGGGCTTTCAGCTGCTGAATTGAAGACAATGGACTTCACCCAGGTTCAAGGCAAACTTTCAGAATTGTTTGGTGGTGCTGCTGCACGTAACGCCGACACCTACGCGGGACGAATTGCACGCATGCAGGTTGCCTTCAATGAAGCGAAGGAAACAATCGGTTTTGCGTTGCTACCTATTCTTGAAAAACTCATGGGATTCATCAACAACAACGCACTGCCAATCATCAACGCATTTTCAGGCGCGTTCAGTCTTAACGGCAACGGTCTTGGCGGCGTCATCACTACATTGGGCAACATCATTGTCAACACCTTCACGCCGATCATCAATGGTTTGCTGAAGGCGTTCAATTACATCAAAGACGCAATCGGTGACAACTTAGACACTTTCAAAGAATTCGGCGGCTACATTGCGACGTATCTTGCACCAATTATTGGCACGGTACTGGGTGGGGCATTGCAGGTTGCAGGCAAAATCGCCGGGGGTGTCATTGACGTCATTGCAGGGGTTGTCAAGATTTTGAACGGTTTGATTTCAGGCGCGGTTGCTGGAATCAATGCCCTAATTTCTGCATACAATGCAATTCCATTTTTGCCAAACGTTTCAAAGATTTCAACACCAACGGTCAGCGTGCCAACGATTAAGACACCAACCGTTTCAACTTCAGTTCCGTCAATCCCTAGCATTTCAGCACCGTCGGGGGGTGCGACGTCCACGTCAAGCGGTGGCGGTGTTTCAACTGCTGCAAAGGTTGCTGCAACCGCTGCCGCTGCGACGAACGTGGTTTCAAGCAATTTCAACCCTGGTTCATTCCGTAAGGCTGAAGCCGAAACAATGGGCACAACAATCAACCTGACCGTAACTGGCGCGTTTGATAAGGAAGGCACTGCCCGCACAATTGTCGAAACCTTGAACAATTCTTACTATCGCGGAACAGGCGGCGCGACCAACCTGGTGGCGATTTAACATGACGCTATGGTCACCCGTTTGGAA